ACCTGTGCGAGGATTAATGGTACCTGCACCGCCGTGAGCTTTTAAGAGAGATACCTCCATAGTGTTGACGTGAGCTAATGTAGTGTCACCACCATCGCCCATAGCTGCAATGTCTGCATACAGGTGTTTGATTAGCCATACTTTAATTTTATTTGGTATTAGTTTTAACAACATTTATATTACTCCACTGGTAATTCGTAAAACACGAGTCTTTTTTCATACCCCTGTTCCTTCCATATTTTTTCCCAACCGGGTCTACCGTAGGATTCTATTTTACTGCATCCTGTATCTCTTGCAAATTTCTGCAGCTGAGATAACCCAACTGTTTGCCACTCTTCAATATCTCGACCACCTACAAAATGCATTACTAATGTTTTTATTTGAGGGTACGTTATTACTTCAGTAACCCAAAAAGCATGAATACCTTCGTCATCAAAAGCAATCCACAGTTGTTGGTCTTTAGTAAGTAGACCTTCTAACATATCTTCCGCAGTAAATCTACCAAAAGTATACTTGGCACACCGTTCTGCAAACCCTTTAATACTATCCCAAACTACAGAAATATGTTCTCTAGGAACAAGTGATGTCTTCATTAAGCAGGCATATACCTTTCGGGATTAATTTGTTTCCCTTGTTGTTTGTTTCCTGTTCTCGCTTGTCTTACTTTATCCATCATAGCATATAATCTTCTTGATCCTGCGTCGGAAGAGCCATTACCTAAATGACTAACTACGTCCGCTGGCACAACAAATTCACCTTGTGATAAAGCTGCTTCTTGCTCACCATCTATGTTCGCAGGTACATCATCACTCATACCATCACCGGGTAGCATACCACCATCTAAGTAACCACCTTGAGCGTATCCTTCATTTCGCATTTTCTCGTATATACGCCTCGTAGTTCCGCCGCCTGATGGAGTTGCGTACACACCTGAATTTTCACCTGCACTTCTAATAAACTCTGAGGCATCATACCCTCCACCATAAACGGGGGTAGGAGACCTAAGTGATGCAAGTCTTTCTTCGTCAGTTGAACCCGATAGTGAAGCTATTCCTGTCTGTTCATAGGGTGTAGCAAGAGGGTTCACATAGTCTGGGTAGTTTCCGCCCGGCACATTAGGTAATTTAAGTTGAGTCGCTGCGTTTAAAGGATCAACCCCAGAAGCTACCATGTTTTTATAAGTTGTTCCAATGGGTAATCTTGAACTATCTGCACCAGTACTTACGGGGCCGCCATCAGCGTATAGTCTTAGACCAGAATCTTTTTGTAATGCTTCGTTAATCCCTGTGTCCATATTAAGATTAAGGGTTCTATAAGGGTCGTATTTTTCATCTTTATTATAATCGTCGTAGCTTAAAGGTTCTGGTGCAAATGCTTCAGTTAGAGGGCCTGCGGCAGTCAATCCTAATTTACCCATACCCATTGCTTTGCTACCATTACCTAATCTTTCCATACTACCCATAAAACTAGTGTCTAGAGGAGGTGGGTTACCTGCATACCCCCCTGATAACCCTGGTTTTAATGGATCAATAACACCGGGTGTTTTACTTGCAAAGCCTGTAGTGGGCTTAGCCACATTTCCTATCCCTGATATAGCACCGCCTCTTGGTACAGGAGACAAAGCACCTGTAACCCCAGGATTTATTCCAGCAATTCCTCCAGCACCCGCAGTACCTGATAACGCAGCTGGATTAGACATCATACCAACATTTCCACCCATAGCGCCAGGAGCCATATTAGTATAAGGACTTAACAGATTAGAATTCATTACTGGAGTGGTTGCCCCAGGAATAGCAACTGCGTTTGCTGGATTAAAAGCGCTTTGCATTGCACCTCCACCCATACCACTAAGACCACCCATAGCAGCCCCACCTAAAATGTCTCCACCGGATAATGCAGCAATACCTCCACCAGCTAAAGCGCCACCTAGCATAGCACTTCCTGTAGAGCCTAAACTAGACCATAATCCTGCTCCGCCCGCTGCTCCGCCTGTGAAATATCCCGCGGCTATTGGGGCTATCGAGCCTAATACATTTCCTAAAGACATAATAAAAATTCCTATTTATATAATTTGTATAATACCACGTAATGTGCTACGTATAAACCGTTTTATGTGGCTTCTCCACCAGATATTGTGATGGTTGGCCCTTCTCCATAATCAAAAACTGCTGTAATTCCTGTGCCCCCACCTGTGGTGGCAGACGATGCTGTGCCCGCTGTTACGACAATAAAAGTGTTAGTAGTTGCACTAGTGACAGTCAATGTTGTATTAAGCTGTGGAGCAGTAATACCCCCTACGGCAACAGCTCCACTAAAGGTGACCGAATCACCATCCGATGCATTGTGGTTTGCAATAGTTACTAGAACATTACTTTCAGTGCCACCGGTAGTATTAGTAGTAAAGCAATTGTCAGTTGCCGTGGAAACAAAAGTTGCTGTTGGTGCTGTACCTTTAACTTGTATTGTATCCCCCTGGCTTAGTACTTGTGTCCCTTTCCAATGAAAAGTTGTGTTCGCCGCTATTGCATAACTATTATATATAGAATTAGCTTCTCCTACTACGGCTTGGTCTGGCACTATATTAATAAACACAGTAACCGCCCCCGGCTGTGTATTACACACTAGCATATCTTTTACGTAGGTCCTTGCGTTTGTAGGGCATGTGTATATAGCAAGGTAACTTTCAGTAATAACGGCCTGAGCTAATCTTATAGGTGTAACTGATTGAAAAGCCATTAGTTATCTCCTAACCATTGTAAAGTGATAAGCCCATCAATGCTAGACTTAACAGCGTTGTTATTAGTATCTAGTTGATTAAAATAAAGTCGTAATTGATTAGCAAACTGCAGTGCCTGATCCCTATTATACTCACTCTGAGGTGGCGCTAAGTTAGGAGCTTTAGTTGAAGGTATGCGTGACATTAGCCTCTCCTGCCATCGGGTTTAAAGTCTACGCGAGTGACACCGAGTTGCCATTGCACTCCTACGTCTTCAGATGCAATCTTAAACGCCATCTGTCTTCCTCGTGCTCTTACAAATACTTGGTTAGTATACTGGTCAATAGTTGCTGTAGTGATAACTTCTCTAGTCAGTGTATTACCCTCGACATCAGAAGTAGCTAAGCTTGAACCGGGGAAGTTTCTTACGCCTACTGTTACTTGCACTTGTGGTATTAACGGGGCTCCTGTTACAGGATTAGAAGTTAATGATTTAGTGAAGTTTACATCAGGTATAACTCTTTTAGTTAATACAAACAAATCACCATCTTCTATACCCATATCGGCTGACTGTATAAAGGCATCAATAGCTACCGGTGCAGCTCCTGAAGGTTGACCATCATCGTTGCCATCTTCGTGTTGATACACATATCCATTGTTAGTAGCGAGAGGGTAAGGAATAGTCCCTGTATCTGCCCATGTAGTTCTTGTTAATGTACCATAATACCAAACTTTATCCTCATAGTTGTATATAACATACCTATCTATTGAAGCTGAGCCCCCCGAAGCGTAGAACCATATTACCTCATTAAACTCACTATTAATCCCAGCAAAGAAATCATTGCCTTGTACCTTGTTCATATCTTCAAATACATACTGTTTTAGTGTACAAGGAAGGGTGTTTACTCTACCATCGTAAGCAAAGAATTTATCCGTTCCCATCCAATATACTACGTTATTTGCTTCGGCTACTACTTTGCCACCCATAATATTAATAGAGGTAGATATTTCTTGCTGGGAAAATACCTCAGCTGTTTGTGTAAACTGTAGAGTAGTAAGGGCTATATCAGTAAATATTAATACTTCTTGGCGAGCAATAAACCCAGTAACAATGCCCGACCCTTGCTTAACGCGTAAGAACCCGGCTGAGTTAGTAATTTCTGGTTTCCATTCTTCAGGATTAGGACCTACATCAGCACTGACATTAGCCCACCGAATAAGGTTTAAGTCATATGATCCCCCACTATAATCTACTTTGTTCATAGTGCCCGGCGTTGTAGCATCACTAGCTGGATCATAAGGCAGAG